GCATGTAAAGCATTACATCATCTAAAGACTAAAGGTTGGCATTGAATAACAATAGAAAGAAAGAGATACTGGGTAGTGGTAAGTGGAAAGCCATACGCCTAAAAGTATTGGCTAGAGACGGCTATCAATGTGCATACTGTGGCATTGGATTAGATAAGACCAACGCACAAGTCGATCATGTTGTGCCATTAGCCAAGGATAGTTCAGACCCTTTCAACATGGAAGGTCTAGTCGCAGCTTGCAGGCGTTGTAACGCATCAAAAGGTGATCGTGTTTTTTTAGCCAAAGAGCCTACCCCCCCTGTCTTTCCAGCCTACTCTCTCCCTGAGACTCGGGTGGCTCAGCCAGCCTCACCCTTTAGTAAGCCTTAGAAAGCCATATGAAGCCCGTTGAAGCCAATGTTGACCCAGTAAGACGAGGGGCAAAGAAAAAACCCCTCATAGGGGCTGTAAAGCCTCGTATTCACACGCCTTTGCTAAAAGGTGCGTCTAGAATTGACGAAGTTGCAGATTTAGCAGACAAAATTGGTATGCCATTGCTGCCTTGGCAGCGTTTCGTGCTAGAGGATATGTTGAAGGTAGACAAGGACGGTATGTTTGTCCGCAAGACCTCGTTATTGCTTGTAGCTCGTCAAAATGGCAAGACACACCTTGCCCGTATGCGAATCCTTGCTGGTCTGTTCCTATTTGACGAAAAGAACATATTGGCAATGTCCTCTAACCGTAATATGGCATTGGATACATTTAGACAGGTTGCTAACACTATTGAGGATAACCCCTTTCTAAAAGCACAAGTTAGACAGATTAGATATGCCAATGGTCAGGAATCAATTACATTGCTTAACGGTGCAAGATATGAAATTGTAGCTGCAACCCGAGACGGCTCTCGTGGTAAAACAGCTGATCTGTTATACATAGACGAATTACGAGAAATCAGCGAGGAAGCATTTAAGGCAGCTGTGCCAACGACTAGGGCAAGACCTAACAGTCAGACTATTTTGACTAGTAACGCAGGTGACGCATTTAGCACAGTCTTAAATGACATGAGAGAACGGGCAATGTCCTACCCAAGTAAAACATTTGGATTTTATGAGTATTCAGCACCTATGCAGGCAAGACAAGATATACACAATCAAAAGTATTGGGTTATGGCAAACCCAGCCGTTGGTCATACAGTTACATTAAGTGCCATTGAGGAATCAATCTCAACTAACAGCATTGAAGCAACACTTACCGAAAGTTTTTGTATTTGGATTGATTCACAGGTATCACCATGGCAATTCGGAATTTTGGAAGCCTGCACAGATAGCAGCCTAACTTTACCTGTTGGGGCAATGACTGTCTTTGCATTTGATATTAGCCCTAGCAGGCGCAATGGGTCATTGGTTGGCGCACAGATAACACCTGACGGCAAAATTGGGGTTGGAATCATTGAGACCTATGTAAGTGATGTTGCCATTGACGAAGTAAAAATGGCTAGTGCCATAAATGAGTGGGCAATGAAATATAGACCGACTCATATCGGGTATGACAGACATGCCACAGCCAGTATTGCTCAAAGGTTAACTCAAAGTGGTCATAAACTAATTGATATAAGCGGTCAACCCTTTTACCAAGCTTGTGCTGAACTTTCAGACGCTTTAAACAGTATGCGCCTTGTCCACTCGGGTATGCCTGAGTGGATAGCCAGCATGAACAACTGCGCCATGAAAACCAATGATGCTGGGTTCAGACTAATTAGACGCAAGTCAGCTGGAGAAATTACAGCTGCCATTAGTACAGCAATGTGTGTCCACATGTTGTCAAAACCAATATCAGTTCCACAGATTTATGTCTAGGTTATGTGATATACTTCACCTATGGGATTTTTCCGCAACTTAATTGGTCTAGAGGATAAATCAACAATTAAGGCGCAACTTGCCCCGCCAGTTGTAGCAGACCCTTTCAATTATTACGCACAGTTTACACCGTTTCAATCAGTAGGTCGTGACGAAGCAATTTCCGTACCAAGCGTTATGCGTTGCCGCAATTTAATAGCTACAACAATCGGCGTAATGGAACTTTGTACATTTAATAAAGCTACTAAAGAGGAATTACCTAATTTACCTTGGGTACACCAATTATCTAAGTCAGCACCTAACTCAGTTATTCTTACTGCATTAGTTGACGCATTATTGTTTTACGGTTCAGCATATTTAGAGGTAACCGAGGTTTATCAAGATGACAACCGACCAGCAAGATTTGATTTTGTAAATAACACTAGAGTTCAAGTTCAACTTAATAAATTAAACACTTTTGTAGATTTCTACACAGTAGACGGGCGTGAGCGTCCAATGTCAGGTGTAGGTTCACTTGTAACTTTCCAATCACCTATTGACGGTATTTTGCACGCTGGTGCAAGAATCCTAAGAGCTGCCATAGATTTAGAAAAAGCCTCAGCAACAGCAGCGGCAACACCAGTACCTTCAGGTATCTTAAAAAATAACGGTGCTGATCTACCAGCCGCCGAAGTATCAGGATTATTAGCAGCATGGAAGCGATCACGAGCTGAACGGTCAACTGCTTACCTAACTTCAACCTTGGAATACCAACCAACCTCATTTAGTCCAAAAGATATGATGTACAACGAAGCACAACAATACATGGCTACTCAAATTGCCCGTTTGTGCAATGTACCTGCTTACTACATTTCAGCAGATCAGAACAACAGCATGACATACGCAAATGTACAAGACGAGCGTCGTCAGTTTGTAAGCCTTTCATTACAGCCTTACATATCATGTATTGAGTCAAGGTTAAGCATGGACGATCTATCAGCACAAACACAATTTGTAGCGTTCGACATGGACTCAGGATTTTTACGAGCTAACCCATTAGAGCGTTTGGCAGTAATTGAAAAAATGTTACAACTAGAACTAATCACAGTAGAACAAGCTAGAGAAATGGAAGAATTGAGTCCTAATGGAAATAATTAACTTTTCGGCTGATTTAACAGCCTCAGAATCACGCCGCATTATTGCTGGCAAGATCGTACCGTTTGAGAACGAGATCGGCGATACAAGCGCAGGCAAAGTAGTTTTTGAAAAAGGCTCAATACAAATTGATGATGTTAAAGCAGTCAAGTTGTTATTAGAGCATGACCCGAAGCAGCCTATTGGTCGTATGCAAAAGGCAGAGGACGACGATTCAGGTATTTATGCAGAGTTCAAGGTCTCCAACACCACACGAGGAACAGACAGTCTAATTGAAGCGTCGGAAAACCTGCGCAGCGGTCTTTCAGTTGGTGTTGAAGTTATTAAGGGAAAGAATAGCAACGGCGTGTACAGAGTAAGTGCAGCACGCCTAATCGAAGTTTCACTTGTACAAGCTGCGGCTTTTAAGTCGGCAGAGGTGCTAAGTGTTGCTGCGTCACAAGACGCAGAAGTTACAACCGAAACCAAAACAGAAAATGAGGAAATTGTGGAAAACACAACACCTGAATCTGTTGCGACTGAGGTAACAGAGACCCCTGCGGTTGAAGCCTCTGCTCGTCCAACAGTAGCAGCACCTATTTACACTAAGCCTCGCTTAGAGTTCACAAAAGAGAAGTTCCTAGAAAACACATTGCGTGCGCAATACCTAAATGATGACGCAGCTCGTCAATACATTGCAGCAGCAGCAGACACAACTGACAACGCAGGACTTATCCCAACTCGTCAGTTAACTGAAGTTATCAACCCATTGTCAAACGCTGATCGTCCATTTATTGATTCGATCTCATCAGCAGCATTGCCTGACGCTGGAATGACTTTTGAAATTCCTAAATTGACACAAGCACCAACAGTTGCAGAAACAGCTGAAGGCGCAGCACCTTCTAACACAGACCAAAATGTTTCTTTCCTGACAGTAAATGTTAAGAAATATGCAGGTCAACAGCAATTCTCTGTCGAATTGTTAGATCGCTCATCACCAGCATTTTTTGCAGAGCTAGTCCGTCAAATGGAGTTTGCTTACGCAAAAGCAACTGATGTCGCAGTTGGAACAGCTTTAATCAATGGTGGAACTGACGGCGGAAACCGCACAATGTCAGCAGCTAATATCCAAGACTTTATTTCAGACGCAGCAGTTTCCATTTACAAGGGAACACTTGGCTTTGGTCAAAATATCGTAGTATCACCTGAGCAATGGGGTGCTTTAATGGGTCTAGTAGACGGTTCAAATAGAGCTGTGTTTACACAAACAATTAACCCGCAAAATGCTTCAGGTAACCTAACACCTACAAATATCCGAGGCAACATTGGCGGATTGAACCTTCGTGTTTCAACAGCATTAACTGACGGTTCAGGTTTAGGCGATAACACAATTATTGTTGTCAACCCTGAGTCATACACATGGTACGAGTCAACCAAGTACCGTTTAGAAACCAATGTAATTGCTTCAGGTCAAATTTCTGTTGCATATTACGGTTACGGTGCAGTAGCAACTAAGGTTGCCGCTGGTTCATACCTATGGAAGGTTGCATAAACTTCCGTTAAAGGAAACAACTGTATAGGGGCATTGGAAGCCTTTGCCCCTATACTCTAAGAAAGGAAAACAATGGCAGCAACAACACCAACAGTCGCCGAACTTCGTAGCGTGCTGGGTATTGGGTCTCTCTATACGGACGCCGTTGTTGATGAGTGTGCGCAAGCTGCTGAGGATATTGTCTTTTCTTATCTATGGAAAAACCAATTAAATAACTATGCTCACAGTAACATTGTTGGTAGCGGCACATTATATTTTAATAACTCAGTTAGAAACATTTTTTATGTTGGTCAGACAGTAACAATCTCAGGTAACGGCGCAACTTTTAACGGAAGTAAAGTCATTACAAGCATGACTGATTTTAGTATTACAGTAACGACATCACACTCCACAGCTGAGGCTATTCATGCTGTGCAGCCTTATGGCACAGTAAGTGG